GCTCCACACATCCTGGGACGTGTCGTAAGCCGTCAGGTGAGCAATGTTGGCAGCGGCGGACTCGCCCGACACAGATCCAATCCGCTTGAATTCGCCAGGCAGGGCGGTGAGGGTCGGAGCATAGTCGAACGGTGCGGAGGTGATGCCGAGTTCGGCAATGACCTGCAGGTCCGAGCCAGCGGCAGACTGAACGGCGGCCAATCCCGCATCGGTGAGCTTCAAGACGAGGGCGGTCATTAGGCGGTTTCCAGTACATCGGAGCCGTCCGGCAAGTAGATCGGCTCGCCGTCTTCGGTTTGAAGGACTGCCGACCAGTCGCGGCTTGTGTCGTGCACGGTGGTGTAGTCGTGGCGGGATAGCGATCCGGTCATGCCACCAGCGGCTAGGAAGAGCCGGGCCTTTGCCTCGAGCACTTGGACGAAGTCGAAGTGGCTTCGAAGCGGCTTGGCCGCGGCTACATCGGCGATGATCGCGCTGGCCTTCTCGATCGTCAGGAAGTCGGGCGTGATCACGTCGGCCGGCGCACGCACCTCGAAGGTGTGGGGCTCGCGAGGCGGCTTGGCCTCCCACCACTCGACCACCTGGAAGGCGGGATGATGCCAGCCAAGGACTTCCTCGACAGCGGCGCGCGTGCCCTTGCGGCGATGGTAGGGGATCGCGTCGGCGACCGCCTCGCGCTTGCGCTGCAGAGTCCACGAGGTTTGCCAGTGCGTGATCGCAAGGCCCCAAGCGAGCCAAGGCAGATGGCCTTCGGGACAGTCCCAGGCCGACCAGACATCTCGCACGGGCGTGGGCATATCGAGGACGCCGGCGGCGGCCTGCTCGAGCGCGCGCTCGAGCGGCGTGGACGCGGGAGGCAGGACGGTCGGGTAGCTCACTCGCCCGTCCCCAGCGTTCGTGCGGTCACGCCGGTGCAGTAAGGCGCCTGGGCACGGCTGATCGGGATGTCCTCAGGCGGCGAGTTGAGGACGATGTTCTGGGCGCCGTCGACGTGCGCGGCGGCGAACAGCGCCGAGCGGGTGACGTCGCGGCCGAGGCGGTGGCTTTTCTCGACGTAGGCGTTGACCCTTGCCAGCGATGCGGCGCGCACCACGCCGGCATCGGGGCCGGTGAAGGTGCGCAGGTCGTAGTCCACGGCGTAGGTGATGATCTGCGCCGGCTGCACCGTAACGTAATCGGTCAGCGGGCGGCGGGTGTCGGCATTAAGATATGCGGTTGCGGCGTCGACCACGGGCTGCGGCGCGGCACCGTTGCCGCTGCGCGAGAGGATCGTCACCACGACGTGGCCTGGCGCCGGGCTCTCGGCGCTGGCGTCGAGCACGTCGGGGTGCGAGGTGAGGGCGTGGAAGACGTAGGCGCCGATCGGGCCGGCGACCGAGTAGCCTTCGGGCGCGAGCACCATGCGGCGCCGGAATTCGGTGTCGCTCTCCATCACAGCAGGCGTGCCAAGCTGCGGGTCCGCCGGGGTGATGACCAGGCGCATGATGCCGAAGAGCGCGGCGATGTTGTCGAGGTCGGCGCCGACCGCGTAGGCGGGCATGACGGCGCGGGTCGCGTCGTTCACGCGCTGGCGCAGGAGCTGGGCGAAGTAGGCGAAGGTCTGCAGCAGCTTGGCGACGGGATCGCTATCGCGTTCCTCGTAGGTGATGCCGCGTGCCGCCAGCTCGGCTTTGAAGCGGGTGACCGCGTCGGCGTAGATCGTCTCGAAGTCGAGCATCTCGACGATGTCGGGCGAGGGCAGGCGCGACAGATCGACAGCGGTGAAGGTGACATCGGCCATGCCGGCCATCTCTGGTCAGCACGCGGGCGAGCGCCATGCCCCGGCATTTGGACAGGCAGCCGGCCAAATGGAGCGGCCTCAGCTGGTGAACGTGGGCCAAGGACGAGGGGTTAGGTCAATCGGTTCGTCTTCAGGCGCGTCACGCAGGCAGAGGCTGAGCTGATTGACATAGCGGCTCATGGCAGCTTGTCGTGATAGGGAAGGCCGCTAAGGAAGCGTGCTGTAGAAATGGGGCCAAGGCGGAATTCGCCTCAAGGCAGGGCGGCCAAATCTCTGGGACCGTACGATGCGACGCTTATGAAAATTTCGGTGTCACTCTGATATTCCAACTAAATAGGGGCGAATCTGAAAGTGTTATATCGTTGTAACAGGATTTTATGTACGACGCTAACGGCCGTGCTCGCGATTTTGTCACTATCCTCGAAGTCCTATGGTGCTGCCGCTCAGTATTACTGGAAGATAAAGCCAAGTAGCTTAGTGATAACTCCACTTGATCGTAGCCAGATAGGTGTTGAGAAGGATTTTCTACCTGGCGACGAAGTCATGCGTGCGTATTTCGGCGTCGCAGGTGCCGAGCTGTTAGGACCTGGCCAGGCCAATATCGGCGGCGAAAGTTGGGCCGCATCTGCCGGCAAATATCTTGCAGCCGTGAATGCTACAGGTGGTCCGATCGGGTCGCGCGTCAGCGAAGAGCGCACCTTTTGTAGCGAAGGCGCGCCAACATCAGGGGGAACAAAAGACGGGCGCCATGAAATCAAGTTCTGTTTTACCGATCTTGATAACGATGGACGGTTGGATCACGGTTTCTTGGCGGGGTCAACCAATGCTGAAGCTGCAGCTTTGAGCCCAATCGACCATATCCCTTACCGGTACCGTCGCGACGTCCGCTTGCCTAACTCGTACATTTCCCTCAAGTATGTGCAGCCTCCCAAGTACAATGTGAATGGCCGCCAAATTGTGGCGCAGGTGACGATATTCGGCCGTTTTGAATATGCCCAGACAATATTCACTCGAACTAACGGGCGTAGGGCGTCTTGGAACGTCGTTCGCGGAGTCGGTGGTATCAGTTATCCTAGAGTTCTTGAGTTCGGTGAGGCAAGGGTCACTGTGCTGAGTTTCGATAAGGTTACTGGGAAAGCCAGGCTGAGGGTTGACCAAGACTTTGGCGATAGCACCTACGAAGGCGGAAAATTTACAGTATGGCTTTGAGGGCGACTTCTGATGTCATGCACCCGTCTCCAGATTAGATTGCGGCTACCACCGTTAAATCAGTTGAGAGGCGACGTGGTCGTAGAGCAGGTCGAGCATACGCTCGCGGTCGGCCGGCGTGGCGCCGAGTAGTTCGCGTTTGGGGTAGGGCACGGCTTTAGCGCGCAGCGAAGGCCGGTCGCGCAGGCCGTGCTGGTGGACATTGGCGATCTGCGAGACCTTGCCGGAAAAGCCCACCCAAAAGCTGGCGTCATCGGTGCCGGTCTTCAGGAAGCGCGAGGTGGCGAGGCGGCGGAACATGGCGCGCCTGCGCAAGCTGCCGCGCCGGCGCAGCTTGCCGCCGGCATTGCGGTATTGCTCTGGCACCGGGAGCCACTTGACCACCTTGTCGAACTCAAAGGAGCGGATCGCGCCGGCCTCGATGTCGTAGCCGGTCATCACGCGCCCCGTGCCCCAAGCGAAGCTCTTCATGATGACACGGCGCGGTTCACCGCTGCCGCCCGAAGGATAGAGGAAGCATGCGGCGCCGCGCCCGGTGACCGGCGCTGCCTTCTTCTTGCGTGGCGCGAACGCCGAGCCGTCCGGTTGGCGCTGCGCGGTGATGCGCTCGCGCTGTCCGATGGCGAGTTCGCGGGCCATGCGCCGCATGATGGTGCGGCGCTGCCCTGACGACAGGCCACGCAGGAGTGCGCCGGCTATGCGCTCCAGCTCGGCTAGATCGTCGCTCATGGCGTGGGCGGGATGCCTGGTGTCAGCACGGCACCGGGATCGCCGCTGGCGATCACCGGTTCGACGTGCGCGAAGCCCTGCAGGAAGGTGACGCCTTCGGCACCCGTGAACGCGTTGGTGAAATCGGGCGCGGGCGGGTGCTCGGTATCGTAGCCGCTGCCGTCAGGGCGGGGCATGACCAGGACTGACTCGGTCAGGTCGATCGAGATCTCGACATCCGACACGTCGCTGTCGAGCAGCTCGGCCTCGAAGCCGAAGGGCTGGCTGTCCTGGCGCTGCAGCAGCTCGGGCTGCTCCTTCTCGATCCAGGCCAGGACGGGAATGAACAGCCGGTCGGCGTCCCCGGCAAAATCAGTGACCAGCACCTTGGCGGTGTACTGGTACACGAACGACAGGGTGCGCGACTTGCGCGCGAGAATCTGGCCGCTCTCGATGAAAATCTGCAGTCGCTCGGGCTGCTTTGCGAAATCCTCGATGCAGGCGGTGAGCCAGGTCCGCAGGCTGTCTGCCTTGCGCATCAGCCCCACCCACCGGCACGTAGCGCGTCCTGGAAGCGCATGGCATAGCCGGCGATGTCCTCGGCGCGATCGGTGCCGTTGATGATACGCCGCGCGCTGACGAAGGTCTCGGGCGTGCCTTGGTTGGTGATGTACTGCCCGAGCTTGCGCCCGGTGAAGGCGCCGTCCTGCATGCCTTTGATCAGGATACGCGTGGCGATGTCGGGTTCTAGCGCGCGATCGAAGTTGCGCAGGAGAGAGCCGCCAAGACCGAGAGCCTGGTCCGCCCATTCGTAGTTGAAGTCCCACGTGAGCTGGACGAGGCCGCGCCCGTACTGCGGCTGACCGTATCGCCCGGGCTTGCCGTAGGCCTTGCCCCGCCCGAGACCCCACTCGCGGATAGGCGTGAGCTCCGCTTCGTGCCAGGCGGTAGCAAGGCCATAAGCCAGCCACCCGACGGGCCAAGCGGCGGCGCCGGCGGCGGTGAGCAGCGCATTGATCGTGGCGACCTGCGCTGGTGACAAGCCGCCGGTGATCGAGCGGCAGGCGGAGAAGAAGGCAGTGGGGGTAGCGAGCGCCCGAGGGATGGTGTTAGCCATGGTCAATCCTTGCCGGGCAGGAAGCGGTTGGCGAAGCGATCGGGAAGGCTCACCAGGATGTCAGTCGCGGACTTGGCGAGCAGCGGCGTGGCGTCGAAGGCGAGCAGGGCGATGGCGAACGCGATCGATTGCGCGACGAACCCGTTCCAGTCGGTCAGTGCGACGATTGCGAGCGTGGCGTAGTAGCTGACCGTCGAGCCGACGATCCATTGCAGGAAGCGCTGGCGCCAGGTCAGGCCGGTCTTCCAGGCCTGTGCGACGGCCGAGCCGATCAGAGACGGGGCAAGGGAGCCGAGCAGCTCGGCCACGGATTCGAGAAAGTGGCGCGAGTCCATAGGTCAGCTCCAAAGTTGGACGAGGGGCAGCACGCGCGCGGTGCTGGTTTCGGTCGATGAGGGCACGATGACGACGGTGCCGAGTGGGAGGATGGTTCCCAGGTCGGCGAGGCCAGGGTTCGCCTCGAGCACGCGCGTGAGGTCGTTTGGGCCGAGCCCGGCCTCGCGCCACAGCAGCTGATCGAGCTTGTCGCCGGCCTTAGCCGTGAGGCGCTGTTCCGCCGGCATCAGATGAGGTCGACCGTGGTGCGCGACTTGCCCAGGATGTCGCGGATTGCGTGAAGGGCATCGCGGCGCAGTTCGCCGATCGAGGGCGTGAGATCGTCGGCCTGGGCGTTGCCGGCGCCGGTCATATCGAAGTCGCGGTGGCGCTCGATCAGCTCGGCCTTGGTGTAGAGGGCGACGGCACGCTGGTAGCGGATGATCTGCACGCTCTCGCCGCCCAGCTGCGGCGCGGGCACGGCTGCAAGCGTCGCGTAACCGGCTGCGATCGACGCGGCGGCGAAGGCGCGCAGGTCGATCTCGGCGGTCATGATCGCGCCGAGGATGGCGGCGCGGAGCCGCGGCGCCGTGATGTTCGTGGGAACGCGTGCCGCCTCGCGCACCGCCGCCGGCTCGATATCGGGGAAGAAGCCATCGTTGCCGATGGTCGCTTCGCTCGCTGGCGGCTCCTGAGGTGCAGTCTTCGGGGGCAGTGGGACGAAGCTACTCATGCGACGATCAGACGGGCGAGCAGCTGCATGCAGGCGATGCAGCCACCGAAAGCGGGCACGGCAAGGGTCAGGCAGACGACCTGCGCCCGGCGTTCGGTCCGCTCCGTTATGGCAACGCCGAGCAAGCTGCAGACGAGTATCGCCGTGAAGGCGAGCGTGGCGAAGGCCAACAGCAACGTCTTGAAGATGAGCCAGGGCATGAGAAGGGCAGCGGTCGCGGCGTCGCTGTCGGGCGAGAACCCGCGGAGGAGCGCCGACGTGAGGAGGGCGATACAGACAAGATTGAGGACGCCACGGATCATGAGCATGCTGCCTTGTGTTTGCGCCCCCCGGCTAACAGGGGTGGGGATCGGGTCAGGCGCGGCCCTGCGGCCCGAAGGCCTCCCGCGCTGCGCGATCCGCCCCTGAGCGCCGGGGGCGAGCTTGTCAGGCGGCGCCCTGATCGGGGGCTGTACCGCCTTGTTCGGTGTTCGTCTCGGCCGCGATCGCGGCTGCCAGGAGCTTGTCGGCGCGCTTGATGCGATCCTTCACGCCGACGCGATCATTCAGGCGCTGCGCGTTGCGCAGCATGGTGAGCGTGGCTTCCAAGGCTACCTTGCAGTCGCCGGCCGGGAGTTCCTCGGCCGCGCGGAGCTGCTCGACACCGATGGCCTTCAGGAGCTTGGCACGCACTTCGTCGTGCAAGTCGAGATCGGCGGTTAGCTCTTCCACCTGCAGGAGCACGTCGACCGGGAAGGCATCGCCGGCATTCTGCGCCTTGAGCGCGGCATCGGCGATCTCTTCCACGACGATCGTCGCCGCGTCGCGCTGATAGCGTGAAGGCATCGGCACATTGTGGCGCAGGACGAACGGCACGAGATCCAGCGCGCCGGCATAGTCGCCGGTGTCGATCAGCCAGACCATGACGGTGGGCAGCACTTCGGCCTGGATGCCTTCGCCGACGCCGGCATCGGCGGCGATCACGCCTTCGATCCAGGCCTTGTACTCGGGCAGCATCTCGCGCTTGGCCTCGATCTTCTTGTCGATCGAGCGGATTTCCTTGAGGCGCCGCAGGTCATGCGTGAGGCGCAGGACGATCTGAGCGGCGACGCGGTCTTCGGCCGACGTCACCTGCTCGGGCGCCGAGGCGACGATCGTCGCTGCGGCGCGCTCGCGGTAGATCATCGCGGGGGTGTGCTCGACGGGAGCGGGAGTGCTCCCGCCCTCATCGGAGGAAGCGACCGGTTTCGGGTCGGCGGCAGTGGCGGCGCGTGCGGCCATGCGCTCCCGGTGGAGACGTGCGGGCGTCATGTTGTCGTTCCTGCGCGATGAAGGCGGGAGGAGGCTTCAGGCTTACGCCTTGGCCCCAAGCTGGATGTTCTCGAGCAGGGCACACTTGCCGTACTCTTCGACCATGAAGGCGTCGTTGATGCTTTCGAAGTTGTCGATCTGATCGAGCGAAGGGTTGTCCTGGATGGCGCGGCGGGCGCTGCCGATCTGCCAGTAATAGGACAGGTTCTTGAAGCTGGTGATCAGGATCGAGCCGGCCGGGAAGAACGGCACTTGCGCGGTGGGCTTGCCGCCGAGTTGACGGCTCGACATGATCACGTCGCGCGCTACCTGTTCGGTCGCGGTGTCGCCGGCCTTCTCGACGATCTTGAAGTACTTCTCGTGGACCAGGTCGCTGCCGACGATCACGACCAGGTCGGTCGCGGTGCGGAAGCGCTCGTGCATGAGATTGTGGATCGCATCGAAGACCAGCGCATCGAGGTTCTTGTAATCGGCGGAGCCGGCTTCCGAGACGTAGATCTTGTTGTTGTCGAGCGCGCCGTGCGCCATGCGCCGCGCGGATGCGTACTGGCGGATCTTGTGCAGCCAACCGTAGTTGACGTCCTGGAGCAGCGGGAAGTCCTCGCGATCGGTCTCGACCGCGGCATCGACGCCGTTGAAGCCGATGCACATCACGTCCTCGGCCTTCTGCGCCAGGACCGCGTCGCGCATGAGCTGCTGAAATTCAGGCTGGTGTGCCCAGGCGTCGAGCAGCTCGTACGACCAGGCGTAATCGTAGTCGGTCTTCTTGCAGAAGTACTGGTCGATCTGGTCGGAGCCGGTGACATCACCGGGCGTGCGCTTGTGGCCAGCGCCGCGGTTTGTGCGGCTCGCCAGCGAGCGGTTGACGCCGACACCGACGCGGCTGCCCTGCTGGTTGACGACCGGTACGACGTTCACGCGCGACATGAAGTCGCTCACTTCGCGAAGCTTCGCCTGCAGGCGCTGCTCGATCGCGGGGGAGACGTTGAACTGCGACAGCTGGCCGGGCGTTGCGGTCAGCTCTTCGGGCAGGTTGTTGAGCCGCGCGATCTGCGAGACGAAAGCGTGGACGAGCAGGCGGGTGGACGTGCGCATGTAGGAAGTCTCCGGTGGATGGCGGGGCGACGGGCGCGATCAGCAGTCGGTCAGGTGCGCGGCATTGGCGCCGCCGCCGGTCGCCAGCTGGCGCGAAAAGCCCTGCGGCTGCTCGGTCTTGTTGAGCTTCGCCTCGAGCGCGTCGAAGCGCTGCCCGAGGGCGGCAACGGCGTCATTCGAAGGCTTCACCGCAGCTGCGACTTGCTGCCCCATGACGGTGGCGAAAGCCTCGACGTCGAAGCTGTTGTCGTTTGCCGGGGCCGGCGGTGCCTTGGGCTCCTCCTTCGGCTTCTCCGTCTTGAACAGCGTCGCGAACGCAGCGATGAAGCCCTTCTTCGTCGCTTCCTCGATCGACGCTCCATCCGTCGATGTCGGGATCTCGATCTCGGTCTCGTACGCGGGTGAGAAGACGTTGGGGCGTGCCATCGCCGCGAACTTCAGCGGCTCGGTCCCGAGCGAGGCGGGCATGTCCGTGACGGCAAGGCCGACCAAGTAGGCTTTGCCTTCCCCGGCGAAGTTAGGGTGGATCTCGCAGCTGGTGAACAGCTTCTGCCCCGCCTTGTTGATCGCGACCAGCTGATCGTTCGCGTCGATCTCGGCGTTCAGCGCCAGCAACTTCTTCTTGGCGCCGTTGACTTCGAGCTCGATTTCCTCGGTGTTGAGCGAGAGCACCGAGCCGTAAGCGTTGAAGGGTTTGTCGGGGCTGTAGCCGGCAATGTGTTCGCAGTTGATGCGCGCCGTGTAAGTCGCCGGGTTGTAGCTCGCCGCCATCTGCTCGAGCCAGTCGCGCTCGATCGTGCGACCGTCGACGGTGGCGCCCTCGACGGCGACGCGGAAAAACTTGCTCTTGGCCATGATCGGTCCGGTTCCCCTGGGTGCAGCTGCGGTTCGGCGGTGTTGATGGCCGCAGAAGGGACGCTCGGACGCTCACTCTCAAGGGCATGCATTTGGACAGCCGCCCGGCCAAATGGAGGGCGGTGCTTGGAGCTTGAGACGCGCGGCATGGTCGCCGGCGATGACCGGTCCCTTCCTTCCGCAGCCGGGCGCGCCGCCACCATCCTGGCAGTTCGACCCGCGGCGTCATGCGCGCAGCCTGTACTGGCGCGGGTGGGGCATCACGCAGATCGCCGGCGAGTTCGCGCTGCACGGTGTCGTCAACGACAAGGGCGGGCCGATTCCCCGCGCGACGATCGAGGCCTGGAAGCAGCGCGACCGCTGGGATGATGCGCCCTCGATCCAGAAGTTGGAAGACGGCCTGGAGATTCGGCTCCTCACGCTGATCGCAAAGGAGAAGAAGACCAGCGGCGACCTGGTCGAAATGGAGGCGCTGAGCCGGCAGATCGAGAGCCTCGCTAAGGTCCGCCGCTACGAGGCGCCCGGCGGCCATGCCGGTGATCTCAACGACAAGGTCGCCAACCGGAACGCCGGCGGGCGCAAGAAGGCGAGGAAGAACCACTTCACGGCCGAGCAGGCGGCCGAGCTGAAGCGCATCTTCCTCGACGGCCTGTACGATTACCAGCACCGCTGGTGGCAGGCGCTGAGCCAGCGCACGCGCATGATCCTGAAGTCGCGCCAGATTGGCGCGACGTACTACTTCGCCTTCGAAGCGCTGATCGACGCGATCGAGACCGGCCGCAACCAGATCTTCCTGTCGGCCTCCAAGGCGCAGGCCCACCAGTTCAAGTCCTACATCGTCAGTTTCGCCAAGCTGGTCGGCGTCGCGCTGACCGGCGATCCGATGCTGATCACGTCGGACCTGCGGCCGGCGGAGGAAGCGGCGGCCGAGCTGCACTTCCTGGGCACCAACTTCCGAACCGCGCAGGGCCGGCACGGCAACTTCTACTTCGACGAGTTCTTCTGGGTCCACAGCTTCGAGGAGTTGAACAAAGTCGCCTCGGGCATGGCGACGCACAAGAAGTGGCGCAAAACCTACTTCTCGACGCCGTCGACCATCGCGCACCCCGCCTATCCGTACTGGACGGGCGAGCGCCGGAATCGCCGGCGCAAGAAGGAAGACCGGATCGAGATCGACGTCAGCCATGACGCGCTTGCGATCGGCAGCGTCGGGCCCGACCGGATCTGGCGCCACATCGTCAACATCCGCGACGCCGAGGCGGGCGGCTGCGATCTCTTCGACATCGAGGAGCTGCAGGACGAGTACGCGCCCGACGAGTTCGCCAACCTGTTCCTGTGCGATTTCGTCGACGACACGCTCTCGGCCTTCAAGTTCAATGACATGGTCGCCTGCGGGTGCGACAGCCTGGTTGAGTGGACGGACTTCAATGCGGAGGCGGCCCGGCCGTACGGCTACCGGTCGGTTTGGGCTGGTTACGATCCACAGGAGAGCGAGACCGGCGACAACGCCGCGCTGGTGATCGCAGCGCCCCCGTTATTCGAGGGCGGGCCGTTTCGCATCCTCGAGCGTCACCAGCTGCGCGGCCTCGACTTCGAGCAACAGGCCGAGTTCATCAAGGCGGTGCTCAGCCGCTACACCTGCACGTACCTGGGCATTGACGCGAAGGGCGTCGGCGCCGGCGTCTACCAGCTGCTCGCCAAGCCCGGCGCGCTGCCGGGCTGCTCGGTGGCCAAGATCGAGTACTCGCTCGAGCTGAAGGCGCAGATGATCATGAAGGCGCAGAATGTGATCCGCCGCGGTCGCCTGGCCTTCGACAGCATGCTGCTCGACCTGGTCTCGGCATTCGTCTCGATCAAGAAGACGCTGACCACCAGCGGGCGCAACGTCACCTTCAAGGCCGGGCGCGGCGGTGAGGACGGGCACGCCGATCTGGCGTGGGCGACCATGCATATCCTCATGAACGAGCCGCTCGACGGCAAAGAGAAGCCGAAGGGCACGATGGAGATCCTCGAATGAGCAGCACCAGCAAGCGCGCGCGCCGCATGAGTCGACGAGAGGCTGCCGCCGCGAGCAAGGGCGCGATCGTCGCCTCGAACGACAATCGCAGCTCCGTCCAGGCTTTCACATTCGGCGATCCCGAGCCAGTGCTCAGCCGGGCGACGATGCTCGACATGCTGGAGTGCTGGCACAACAGCCGCTGGTATGAGCCGCCGATCTCGCTCGACGGGCTCGCGCGCGCGTTCCGCGCCTCTCCGCATCATTCGAGCGCGATCATCCTGAAGCGCAACATGCTGGCCGCGAGCCTCGACCCGGCGTCGCTGATCTCGCGCGGCCAGTTTGCCGGGCTCGTGCAGGACTTCCTCGTCATGGGGAACGGCTATGTGCGCGAGGTGCGCAATCGCCTGGGCGGACTGATGCGCCTCGAGCACTCGCTGGCCAAGTATACCCGGCGCGGCATCGAGCCGGGCCAGTTCTGGTGGGTGCCTGGATACAAGAACGAGGTCGAGTTCGATCGCGGCACCGTGCATCAGCTCATGGCGCCCGACGTGAACCAGGAGATCTATGGCCTTCCCGAGTACCTGTCGGCGCTGCAGTCGGCATTGCTGAACGAAAACGCGACGCTATTCCGCCGGCGCTATTTCGAGAACGGGAGCCATGCAGGCTACATCCTCTACGCGACCGGGCAATTCGGCGACGGTGACATCGACAAGATGCGCGAGGCGCTCAAGAAATCGAAGGGCCCGGGCAACTTCCGCAACATGTTCGTCCACTCGCCCGAGGGCAAGGAGAACGGGATTAAGATTCTGCCGATCGCCGAGGTAGGCGCCAAGGACGAGTTCCTCGGTATCAAGAATACCACGCGCGACGATGTCTTGGCGGCGCACCGCGTGCCGCCGCAGCTGCTCGGCATAGTGCCGGCGAACGCCGGCGGCTTCGGCGATGTGACCAAGGCCACTGATGCGTTCTTCGAGCTGGAGATCGAGCCGTTGCAGTCGGTGTTTCTGGAGTTGAACGACGTGCTCGGCATGGAAGCAATCCGCTTTCGAGAGAGGGCAAAAGCTTCCGCCTGAGGTGCTGAAACCGCGGCCATATTGCCCTTTGGACCGGCTTCGCTGAAGCCCGAGAGTTGCGCGATCAATCTAGAGATCGGTTGCTGCGGAGCGCTTCCTCGGTTGCGGCGAGTGTGGGACCGGTTACTATGCTCACATGATCGAAAAGTGGCTTAGCCTCATATTCGCGACGTTTGTTCTTACAACCTCTGCTTGCGGGCAGGCCTCAACGAACGTTGTTACGAAGACTGAAGATAAGAGCACAGGGCCTCTTCTAGGCAAGGTGCTTTTTTCCCAAGAAAGCATTTCCATCATGCTTTGTGATGGCAAAAGAAGCACGTGTGATATGCCCAATACGCAGGAAGAGATCGAAAGGCGCTATTGCAATCTGACTTTCAGCGAGGATGGTGTCCGAGCGTTCAAGCAATTCCCTATCGTGCGAAGCGACAAAGATGGGATCTTCGGGGCATACTGGATCACAGGAACGGGAAGCCGATCGCGCGAGTCAGGGCCCTTCGGTCATCTCGGGAGGTATGGCTGCGAAGTGCGCTTCGATGATGTTAGCGATGTTGACGTCGGGCCGCCGTATTTTTTCGATATTCCGACTCCTGAAGATGCAGAGAGATCGCGAACCTTCAAGGCGGCGAAAGAACGCCGCACCGATCGCTAAATCACCCCACAAGCAGCAAGTTGAACTGCGGTAGCGCTGCGGCTCCTCTCGGACGATTACGTAGGCGGAGCCGGCGCGATGATGTAGCTCAACGACCGGCCCGACGTGCCGGTGACGTGTAAGCCGGCGATCGTGTGCCGTCAGCCAACGCCACGTGAGGGAAGGCCTCACGGAAGCGAAGCGCATCGGCGGGCTCAAGAAAGTAAATCGCGTGCGCCGAGCCGCCTATCATCGTGGCACTGGCGCGAGCGAAGTTGCCGGCGCCCAAATTTTCTCGCAGCCAGATCTCGATGCGATCACCCTCGTGACCCAGGCCATAGTCCGGCACTGCGATCTTGAGGCGGACGGGGAAGGCCAGGTCATCGGTCTTCGATTGCGGGGTGCTACGGCGACTCATCAGAGTGGAACATATAGGGAACGATAGGGTCGCGCAACATTGTTGCGTCGCTGACCCTCCCCGCGGCGACCCCTCGGCGCGCGCTTTTCCCCCCGCCTCGCCCGCGCACTTTTCGTGTCTCGTTTGATGCATTGTCGGGGATCGGCTCCGGCGGCTGAGTTCCTAGGCCGATTGGCGCATAGACTGCGTGTTCCGCTGATGCGGATTGATGCACCTACCTTCGGTTTCGTCGTCCCGTAGGTCATCATCTGACGCGGTGAGGTACTTCGGCCTTTCCTGTGCACACGAGATAGAGCGCTTTCAAAGATGACTCGACGTCATCTAGCTCCTCGCGTGCATACTCTCCCCAAGCGGACAACCACTCCCTGTCATCGGCAACATGCTCGATCAAACCTTGTCGAAGATGCGAAAGAACCGGTAGGTGAGCGGCTACAGCCTCAAGGGCATTGAACAATTTTGGGTCAACACTCGCGGCCTCGAAAAGGTATTTATCAGTAGAGTGAATAGTTACGTTTGGCATAGCTGATGATGAGAGCATCTTCTCGCCAGATATTGTGAGAACGTCGTAACCAGCGGGCTTCTTTCTTACCTCGATGACCATGTCGGCTTCGCACTCGAGGGCCTTTTCTATATTCCTCCGCATCCACTTGATGAACCATTGGTTTCGTTCGCATTCAGCGGCCAGTAGCAATCTGAGAGCATGACGTTTCCGTCCGTTCGCCATCCTGCGGCGGATTGCCTCTAGGATTTCGCGGGCAAAAAAGATGCCGATCGCAGCGATGACAGTGACCGGAAGAAGCGTATGACCGTCCATCGCCACTTTCTAGGCTGTGCTAGCCTTCAGCTCAACAGAACACCCGCCTAGCCGTTAGCCTCAAGCTTTTTCTCCAACCGACATGAGGAAGCTCGCTGATAACTACGAAGCGGTTTACGCGCTCCTAGCTGGTGGCACACCCCTTGCTCCAGGCCCCCTGGATACCCCTGGGCGGCGCAGCCGCCCTCGCACGCCGGCTCCGCTGGCGCTCCGCTAAAGGCGGGACAGGCATCTAGGCATGGGGGACAATACAAAACTGACGCCTGAGGGCGCCCTAGCGCCCTCAGTCCTTTTCCCTTCGTTCTGTAGGGGGGGATTGAAGCGGCTTTTCCAGACTTTCATGAGGGAAAGAGTGGATGCCGAGGCGGGCGTTGTAGGCGTGCTGGGCTGTGACATCGTCAGGATGGCGGATAGCGGCCCACTGTGACGTTGGGACATCGCCCATAAGCGCCGTCTCCGCGTTTATGAACGCGGCCTCTGAGAGTTGGGCGTCACGGTGCTTGCGGCCCGTGAACAACTGCTTGGCCTGCGAGAGACCCTTGCCTAGGCGAGAGGCGATGCGCTGGGCTCGGTTCGGTACGGCGCCTGAGCCCACGCGATCGGGGTGAGCTTCGAGCTTTACTCCGCGCCGTGAGAGGATCTGGCGGATGAGCATTTGCACGCGTGAGGGCAGGCGCGTGATCTCGAAGAAGTACGAGTTCGGTGCTGCCTTGACCTTCTGGCCGACCTTGTTGCCGGTGGGTTCGCAGCGCCGCACCCAGTCGATCAGTCCGAGGTCGCGCAGGATGTTGAGGTGCTTGTAGACCGTGTCGCGGCAGATGTTGGCCGCTGCAGCGATCATTTCGTAGGTGGCGATGCACTCGCCCGTCTTGAAGTCGACGAAGTTGAGCACGGCGCCGAGCGTGTTCAGCAGGTTCCACTTGAGAACGCGCCGCTTCTTCGGCGTCGGCGCACCAGGCTGGGCATCAGCATGAGCGCGTTGTGCGTCGGCATAAGCAGCCCGTGCTTCCTTGTTTTCGGTGTCAAACCACGTCTTCGCCGCCTCCACGATTGTCGCGAGGACGATCTTGCCCTGGCGTGCGCTTCCATCTCCGAGCTTCCGGCCGACGTCGGCCCGACGATCGTCGACGTTGTAGGTTCGCCGCCACAACCTGACTTGCGCCTCGGTACTGGGGACGCTGACAGCGCCTGCCAGCAGCTTGCCGATTGAAGCCGCGCTCATCGTGCGGCCTCCCTGGTCTCGGGGCTTAGGTGCGGCGCCGACAGTTCAAAAGTGTTGCCGGCGAAGGAAGACCCTCGCACAGCAAGTCGGCCCATTCCTGGTTCAAGATACGCCGCTGTCTCATGTACGCGGCTCGGTTGTAGTGCGCCTCGGTTCCCGCCGGCTTGTGCGCGAGCATGAGATCTATGACAGCCCGGTCGCCAGGCCGCTCCAGGTCGGCCGACCGTTCGTTCATGATCGTGCTGAAGGTGCTGCGCCAACCATGGGGAACGTGCTCCCCCTCGTAGTCGACCATCCGCCGATAGGCGACATTCAGCGCGTTGTCCGAGATCGCTCGATGAGAGAAGCGGGGGGAGGGGAAGAGATAGTGCCGATTTCCGGCGTGTTCCATCGCGGCTTTCACCGTCTGCACGGCCTGCCGGGATAGGGGGATGACGAAGTCGAATGCCTTCTGCTCGCTCTCCGCGAGGTCCAGCTTCATTTTCTCGGCGGGGATGTGCCACCGGGCATCCGGACCATCCAAATCCAAAAACTCTGCCGATTGGGCGAGGCGTAGCGGTCCCGGCCGGGCGGCAGTGAGCGCGAGCAACCGAGACGCCAGCTTCGTTGCGGGCTGTCCGGCCATGGCCTCGAAGTCCAACAAGAACTGCCTGGCCCGCTTGATCTGAAGGATAGCTGGATAGCGCCCCTGCACCTGTGGCTGCAGAATGGCTCCGATAGAAGCGGCAGGATTCATCTCCGCGTCGCCAGCGGCGATTGCCAAGTCGAAGATCGCTTGAATCCGCCACAGCAGTCGGTGAGCTGTATCCACCGCGCCCCGGCTCTGGACCGCATCGATCAGCGGCCGGATGTCCCTGGGCCGTATGCTGGTCAGCTGCAGAGCACCAATAGTCGGGAAGACGTCCCGCTCCAGGCTGCGTTTGACCGACGCATGATGCTTGGGCTTCCAACCGTCCTGTTGCAGCCGCAGCCACTCCAACGCTGCGATCCGGAAGGTACCGGTCTCCTCCTCTCTGCCAAGCCGGCGCGCGCGAGCCTTCTTCAACGCTTCGGCCGGATCCCGACCTGCCAACAACTCCGCTCTCGCCGCATCCTTGTGCTGTCGCGCCTCCTTCAGCGACACCGTAGGGTACGGGCCAAAGGTGAGCTGCTTCTCTTTCCCTCCGAACCGATACTTCAGCCGCCAGCCCTTGAAGCCCGCTTTGGTGACGAGAAGGAAGAGACCTTCCCCGTCGAAAAGCTTGCGGTCTTTCGGCTCTGGTGCAGCCGCTTTGCACTCGCGATCTGTTAGCATAGGCTGCCCCCACTTTCGAGAGCTGCTGCCCCCGAGCTACCCCCATGATGCTTGGGAATAGGTGAGAACAAACAGGAAACGTTAGGAAGGCAGATGCGCGAATACCCCTTGATTCGCAAGGGGTGAAGGAATGGGTGGGAATCGGTGAGAAAGGGTTTTGGTGCCGGCTACAGGATTCGAACCCGTGGCCCCCTGATTACAAATCAGGTGCTCTACCAACTGAGCTAAGCCGGCCCGCAGTGGCGGATGCGGCGCCCCTTACCTGAGGGAAGGGGCGCCGGTCCAGTGGTTTGGCCCGAAAATCCAGGCGTCCGTCAGAAGACGGCGCGCGCGGTCGGTTCGTTCATCATCGCCTGGCGGATCAGCGGGATCGGTGCGCCGCCGTAGTCGAGGAAGGTGTCGTGGAACTGCTTCCACGCCGCCCTGCCGCCACGCGAAGCGGTCCAGTCCTCGCGCAGCTTGCGGATCATCAGCTTGCCCATCGTGTAGTTGAGGTAGGCCGGATCGTAAGTACCGCGCGCCGCCTGCTGCTCGGCGGTGCCTTCGTCCTGGTAGCACTGGTCC